CTTAATTAAAAAAATAGCTAAAGTATTGGAAATTAGTCCGTCTTATTTATTGGAATTAGATTATGACTGAACCATTTAAACCTCAGTTTAATACACAAAAATTAGATTTATTACTTAAAAAAGGTGAGACAGCTAGATTTAATTTAACTGTAGTAGGCAGTTATAACATGAATTTTCAAAATTCATTAATATTTGGAGAGATTAGACGCAAATCTCCAGGTTTTGATTTAGTCAAACGATTTACTGCATCTACTACAATCAACAGTCCAACTGCACAAATTAAGGCATATCCTGCTACAGCTGACAAGAGTAAAATATTATCTTTGCTGCCTGTTAGAGTTGGAGACAAAGTAACTATTGAAGGTGCTATTGTAAATGCCAGAGTAGACGTTGTTACCGATTCTACACTTGTTTTAAGTTCTAATGCAACTAAAACAGTTAGTGAAGCTAGAATATTCAATCGTTCTGCATCAATAGCTGCGTTTGATTTTTTCCCAGCTACTACAAATTTTACAATTTCTTGCTCAGCAGTATCAGGAAACAGCATAACTGTATCAAATGTATTGTCTCAAGTTCCTGCTGGCACACAGCTTGTTTTTGTGAATGGGCAAACTGTTGTAGGTGTTGTTACAGTAGCTAATTTAGTGCAAGCCAATCAAACATCTATACAATTAACCGCAGCTCCATCTTCTTCCTTGGCAGGCACTACAGCTAGAATTAGTAGCTCTAATATTTATGCTAGACAAGAAACTGCTTTAAATTCAAATACAGCAACTTCATTGCCTGTTATTTCTCCACAGGATGAGATTTCTCCAATACCTGTTGGCAGCTCTTTATATTTTGCCTCTTTAGGAGAAGAAGGATGGAAATATATTGGTAGAGCCATAGTAAGTACTACATATCCAGGATTTATAGGAGATACAGGGGGGCAAACAATTTCTGTTGTGTCAGCAGTGGAAACTTTAACCATTCCTGCTTATTCTAAAGCAACGTTTTCTACAATACCTTTTAATACTATTAGTTTAAGGTTAGATAGCGAATCAACTAGATATATAGAATCAGGAGAGTATGCTTACGAAATATTAGCTATGGTTAATAGCGGAAATAGTTACACTACTATTAGAATCATGGAAGGCAATTGCACATTTACAGATAGTTGGAGTGATATATAATGAGCGATGATTTAGTCATAGTTTCTAGAAGTATTCCTATCACACCAGGAAGAAAACAAGCATCAGAGTCAATATCTGTTGTATTAGCATCAGATCAACCAGCGTTAAATGTATTGGATGCTGCTGCAATACCTAGTGATGTAAAAGCATCAATGTTTGGTTTTCCTATTACAGAACAAAGACAATTTTTATTACAAGAACTACCTAACTATGGCATTGATTCTTCTGTGTGGGGGAACAATGGCAGTGTAACGTATTTGCCATCTAGAAGTTGTGTAAATATAAAAGTTGGGACAAGCGGAGATACTTCAATTTCCACTCATCAAAGCAAATTTGCTTACAAATACCAGCCTGGTAAACAAATCTCCATATCACAAGCTATCCAATGTAGCATTGGGCCTGTGATAGAAAATTGTGTAATTGAATGGGGAGAATTTACTAAAAGCGATGGATACGGATGGAGAGTATTGACTAGACAAGGAAGTCCTGTTGAAAATTACACTCCTTGGTATAACTATTTACTATTTTTTAGGCGTACTTCAGCAATGCCAGAAAATACTCCTATAAACGCAGTGCAAGGAGACGTGTATGAAAGTACTACTAACTTAGGAAGACTTGTTAATCAAACAAGAATGTACCGTCCTGCTTACTTGGTTGGTAGCCAAGGTACAGATACTTCTTATATAAATGCAAATACATGGGAAGAAATAGCTTTTACAACCTTAGACGCAAGTAGATCTGTTAGCTTTAACAGGGATAGATATACTGGTGGAAACGCTGATGGAACACCAGCGACTGATGGCACAAGAGGAAAATCTGCAAGACGAGTATCTTTTATTTCAGATAGCTATCAATTTAATATTACTAGCGGTAGTGGTAGTAGTATAACAGTACCTAGCGGAATTCCTTTGGCTGTAGGAATGACTATTCGCGGAAGTGCTATTCCAGCCAATACATATATTACGGATATTACTGGACAAACAGTTACTTTATCTCAAAATTTAACAAGCAGTATTACCACAAGTACAACAATATTTGCCAATGAGCGTTCAAATCTTTGTATGTTTCTTATACAAAGAAGCTGGTATGGTGGAGCTGGTGGTAGAGGATTGATGTATATTCCAGATCAAAATCCTCCATACAATGGTGCTACAAGGTGGGTAACAGGACATGAAATTAGGATTGGAGACACTTTACCCACTCCGAGTATGTCTAATCCAGATATGCCAATTACATACAGAATTGGTAAAAAAGCAAATGCAACAAATGCTACTATTGACGGCAGCGCATTTTTAGACAGATTTGGAGTATCTGTTTGGATTGATGGAGGAGATCCACGTCCTGCAACTATTGAATCAGCATCTGCAACTGGTATTACAGTGGCAAATAACGTCTACACTCCAATGTTGGCAATAGCTCTAAAGCCATTTGTGTATAACAGTACTGTTGCTGCGGCTGATGCACAACGTCCGCAAAAATCAAGAGCGTATCCTATTAAATTGTATGTCAGTTCAACACAAAACACAGAATTTTATTTAGTTAAAGGCTCTCACGCACTAGCTGCAAGTAGTTACTTTAATACTACCCCAACATGGTATGCCCAAACATTAAATAGTGATTTAGATCCAGTTGCCGTAGCAAGCGCTAGTCAAGGACAGTTTACTACTACAACAATTAATGTATCTAACGGATATCCAACCAGCATAACTGGACAAGAAAAATTAATAGGAGCTTTTTACTGCGGCAATAACCAAGGTGTTGAATTTGATTTAAGAGAAATTTTCGATCCTCAAAGAGAGTTATTAGGACGCGCTGAGAATGTTACACCTAACAATGCTGGAGACACGTTAATGGTTATAGCAAGAAGTTTGGTATCATCAACAAATGCAATAGTCTCTTGTAGTCTTGTTTATGGAGTACAATAATGCCAGAATTTGTACATTTACCCGAAGATCTAGGAGAGTCTCCTGAAGATTTAGGACTTAAGCCTTCAAGCACTCCAAAACATTATCCTGCTGTATTGAGTACAGAAGGCACATTTGTAACAATTAACAGAGCGATCCCACTTCCAGAGCCAATTGAAGAAACGATTTTTGGTTATCCAATTGAAGATAAACGTCAAATAGTATTTGCTGACACGCATTCTTATGGAATAGATCCTAACGATTGGGTAATACAATATGGAAGTGTAGACGGAAATGATATTAAGAAAAATGAATTGCCATCCACTTCTGGTAATGCTATCAGTAATGATTTATTTCCTTATTACAAAGGCGTTTGGAACATAGGAAGTCAGTCAATACAAGACAAATATGAAGGGATTATTTCTTATGAAGATTACGATAATTCTGCAATTGATTTAATTATAGATTCTAAGTATGACATTGGCAGCACCGCCAGAAGGTATGTTACTTGTGCCACCAAGCAAGTATTTGACTGTGATGTAGCAGCCAATGTTTTTGTTTCTTTTGGACTTAAAAGAGAGCATAAAAACGAAAGCTGTTTATCAAGATGTGGAATTTATTCATCTGAAACTGGTTGGTTTATCGAGATTAGCGGATCTGGCGCTGGAGACAATTTTAAAGTTGTTAGAAGATATACAGATTCTAGAATTACAACTCCCAATAAGACTATAGATCAAGTTTTTTATAGAAATGAATTTGTTGATAAATTAGATGGTAGCGGAGTATCTGGACATGTAATAGATTTTTCCTATGTAACAATGTTTGCCATTGAAATAGGAAGTTATGATGGCAGTGCTGTTAAGTTTTATGCTTATATTCCTGATAAACGAGCGGGAAGACATACATGGACAATGTTCCATAAAATAGGCATTTCAGATACATTGAATCAATTCCCAGAAAGGAACGCATCAGCACTTCCTTTAACTTTTTTTCACTCTACAACCCCATTAATTTCAGGCGTTAGTAAGTTAAGTAAATATGGAACGTCAGTCACTAGAGTAGGGGCGAGTACAGCAGTAATAAAAATGTTTTCTGCTGCTGGACAATTTAAAGAATTAATTCCTTTCAAGGAGTCTTTTATATTTGGATTATTAACTAAAGATTCTTTAAATGAAAAAAGAAACTACACTAGACATTTTCCAAAATATCTAACAGCTACAGCTAATGTTCCTACAGAATTAACAATTAGAAGATATAGACTTAATGAATCTAATTCATCTACTATAAAATTAGAACCTACTGTACAAGAACAATATGATAGTCAGAATTTACTTTATGTTGTTGATTCACTATCAGGCAAAATATCATTTATCTCAACTACATTACAAACTTTAATTAAAACAGTAGATTGCAACGCTAGGAATATATTATATGTACAAAAATACGATATTTTGTACGTAGCAACTACCATAAGTAATGCTATTTTAGCAATCAATGGAAGCACTGGAGATATTATTGATAGTTTCCTCACCAACAGTTCTAATGCAATAGATTTGGCTTTTTCTTCTGTCACTGTCAACAGTGTTCTGCAAGATAGGTTAATAATTACTAATTCCTCAGGTTTTACCGTATGGAACATCACGGATGACACAACTAACCCAAGAGGATTTTTATCTCCATTACTAATTTATAGTGTTACTGGATTGACTGTTCCTCTAGCTGCCCAAGTATTAGCTGCTGATAATAGATTTTTTGTTGCACTGCAAAATGATGTTAATATCTATTCTGCTACGACTACAACAGCTCCTAGTTTAGAGTCGTCTTTTAACAATGCTTCTTCTGTTCTAGGAATAGCATACAGCCAACTTAAACTATTTATTTCCTTGTCATCTGGGAGTGTTTCTTGTCTAACAAGATTTAGTGGTAGCCAATACACAAATAGTAGTGAGTTTAGTTTTAGCCATAGTCTGTCAAATCCAGACATTATTGTCGCTGTAGACAGTGTAGATATTGTGTATGTAGCAAGCACAACTAACTCAAATGTAATAAGTAAACGCAATTACGCAAGTGCTGTAAACACAATATTAACTAATGCTCCTAGTATAGGTATAGTTGTAGATCCAAACTTAAATTCGTTATTATATAATTCTACTCAAGTTGTCCTAGAATTAAATTCAGGTGGAACTTTCATTGATTTAACATCAGCTAATTCATTCCTAAAAGGCAATCTATTAGCTGCTGGTATAACTGCTCTAATAAGCAAAGACGGTTTGGCACCTGTAGGAGATATAGTATCAAATATAGTTATAGGAGGTGGTGCTAAACAAATAGATTTGACTCACGCATTCCAAGAATATAGAGAATTTTTTGCAACAAGTTATGATAGTTTTACTAATCAAATAGAGTCACAGGATTTAATATTATTTTTCTTAAAGCATTTGGGAGAATTGCTTAGTAAAACAACTGAACAAATTAGCTGGCAAGCAAACGTAGGAACATCAAATTTTAATATAATAGCAACTCCTACCGCAACAAATCCATTGCATATTGTTAACACAGGCAGCGGAACACTTTCAGTAATTACAGGGCAAAATTAATGGCTACAAATAGCTTAACTAGAACTAGCGGAAACGTTAACGGACAATTTGTTTATAGACACACACAAATTCCTGATCAGAATAATTCTGTTTATGGACAAGACGGCAGTATATGGACATTGTTTTACGGAAATAGCAGTAGAAGTGGATATAATAATCCTTTTGTCAGTTCCGCTGAGTGGAGGATGCTAAATTTACGTCTTACTAAATCTCCGTATAACGGCAAACTAGAATTTGGCTTTAGCAACAACAGCAGCAATCCATTAAGTGCTATTTGTGGATTTACAGTTGGAATACCTCCCTTATACGCAACACATATCAATACAATTGCTAGATCTGTTGCCTATGGCTTTATCCGCAATCCCATGGCAGACGACGGCTCGTTATGGATTGTACATGAAAACACTATAAACCAATTGTCTGGCACTTACGGAATAGATAATTTGTCTATCACGGTAGAAGGGAATCAAGTAACCTACAAAACAGGAGATACTGAATTAAGTACAAGAACAATAACTTATACAGATGCGCATTTATATGTAGTAGGCGCATGCGGATATGCAGGAAATTCAATCGTAAATGTTGGCTTAGAAAATGGTAGCGGATTTGATGCAAGTCTTCCAGATTGGGATAATAAAGAAATTTGGATTTTGTGTAACGGATTAACAAATAATCCTCAAAATTATTACAATACTCCCCATGAGACGACTAACCCAGTAGCAGCAAGCACATTAACAAGACTTGATGTCAAGTTGCAACAAAATGCCTCATTTACAATGGAGTTTCCGGATGAATCAACTACCGCTATTACTCAATCCGATAATAATTACAAAACAACACCCAATAACAAGACAATAAATGCTCAAATCCCTGTTGTTGTTAAACTAAAATTTAATAATTTTTCTGATATAAAAGGATTAAAAATTATCTGTCAAATGACAGGCACAGAAACTAGCTTGACTAGATTTAGAACAGATAATACAACATTAAGAGCAAACTTAAACAATTTAGAAGAATTACAATTAAGAAGCTCAGCTAGTTCTACTCAGTCTAGATTTGCACCAGGAATTGGTATAGCACCATTGCCTTTACAGAATCTAAAATCTCTAGTGATAGAAGGTTCTTTTGATGTTAATTCGATAGTAAATAATTTGCATAAATGCGTAAATCTTGAGGAATTATATTCTGATTTATCTCTTAGTCTTTATGCGTTTAAAGTTAGCGCAATGCGAAAACTTAGATTTCTTTATTTTAGTAAATTCACTGGATTAGGCACAACTGGCATTACTTTTTCTGGATTTAGAGAACTGTTTAATCCAAGTAGAACAAGCAATATAACTCATGGATTGTATTATACATGGGTTGGTGCAGAAAGCATTTTAGTCCCAGAATATGCTGAATTAGCAACAGCGCAAGTTTCTGCAATAAAATTATATGGCTGGAGTCACACAAAGCTAGGATATTCTAATTATGGAGCTGCAACTCCTAATTACACAACATTTATTGGAGCAATTAACTTTGGATTTATTTTTAATGGTGGAGCCAATCCTTTGGGGCTTGGAAATAATCCAAATTATGCTGGAAGGCAATTAGTTAATGGCGAACTAAGCTTTATTAACAATGGCACACAATGCAAAATAACATTAAAAGGAATAGAGCAAACATCAGTAGCAAGTTGGGTGTGGTTTTTTACGGAAAATGTCTTGATTTGTTTTAAAAAGCAGCCTAGATATGATCAAATAGTCAATGGTGTGACTTTGTCTGGATGGGAAGGAACTAGCACTAATCATGAACTAAGAAGGGTAGGCAATACTTCATACGATTGGAACATTGCTAATAGCAATTTAGATATTACATTCAATCTAAAGCCAATCAAAAACCAATCATCTATTTCTGGTTTAGACATAACAACAGATAATGCTTATAATGCTGGCATAACAGGAGTTAGTTACTTTACTTTATCCGCAAATAGCGCAGTTTTTAATAATATATCTATAGGAGATACTGTAAGAGTTAATGCTGTAACTCTTCCCCTTAGCAATGCAACACCTTCGATTGTTGTAGATAAATCCTCCAATAATCAGACTGTTACAGTGTTAAAAGGAAGCGTTGATAATGATATTGGTGCCGGCAACAACCAAACAGCAGTGTTTAATTATGAATTTCCTTCAGCAACCACCGAAGCAATAACAAATACATCTATATATACCAATACCTTGGCACAAACAGTTATTGTGACTTGGACTCCTGCTGGAGGCCCTTACACAAACATGGCTGCTGCCTTTGCTTACATGTTCGAAGGCGTTGGGGGAGGATATTAACCAAATGTTTTATAATGTTTTAGTTACTTCTATTTTTTTACTTAAAAGCAATATTGTTAAACTGCAAAACAATTCTAAAAATACAGGACAAAATCAATGGCTACAAATAGTTTAACTAGAAACACAAATACAAACGGACAATTTGTTTATAAACATACACAAATTTCTGATCAAAATAATGCTATTGGCGGAGTCGATGGCACCATATGGACATTATTTTACGGAAATAGCAGTAGAAGCGGATACAATAATCCTTTTGTCAGCTCTGCTGAGTGGAAAATGCTAAATTTACGTCTTGCCAAAGCCACGTATGATGGCAGACTTGAGTTTGGATTTCAAAACAATACAGCTAGCAATCCATTAAGTGCTATTTGTGGATTTACAGTTGGAATACCACCTTTATACGCAACACATATCAACACAATTGCTAGATCTGTTGCTTATGGTTTTATCCATAGTCCAATGACAAATAACGATAGCTTATGGATTGTTCACGAAAATACATTAACTCAAGTTCTCCCTAAGCCTGAAATAAATAATTTATCTATCGTAGTGAAAGGAGATCAAGTAACTTATTATGCCGGTACTACTCAATTAGCCAAGAAAACAATATCTTACACAGATGCACATTTATATGTAGTAGCTGCTTGTGGATACGAAGGCAATTCAATCATTAATCTTGGATTAGAAGGAGGCTCTGGATTTAATGTGACTGTTCCAGACTGGGATAATAAAGAAATTTGGATTTTATGCAATGGATTAACAAATAGTTTGCAAAATTATTATTACACTCCTGAACAAATTAATCCAGCAATAGCAAGCACATTGACAAGACTTGATGTTAAATTACAGCAAAACGCCTCATTTACAATAGAGTTTCCGGATGAATCAAATAGAGTTATTGATCAACTTGATAATAGTTACAAAACAACACCTAATGACAAAGTTATAGGCGCTCAAGTTCCTATTGTTGTTAAACTAAAATTTAATAATTTTACTGAAATAAGAGGATTAAAAATTATCTGTCAAATGACAGGTACAGAAACTAGTTTGACTAGATTTAGAGCAAATAATACAACATTAAGAACAAATTTAAGTAAGTTGGAAGAACTACAATTAAGGAGTTCAAATAGTCCTACTCAGTCTAGATTCGGCCCAGGAATTGGTATAGCACCATTGCCTTTACAGAATCTAAAATCTTTGATTATAGAAGGTTCTTTCGATGTTAATTCAATAGTAAATAATTTACATAAATGCATAAATCTTGAGGAATTGTATTCTGATTTGTCGCTTAATCTTTATGCGTTTAAAGTTAGCGCAATGCAAAAACTTAGATTTCTTTATTTTAGTAAATTCACTGGATTAGGCACAACTGGTATTGTCTTTACTGGATTTAGAGAACTGTTTAATCCAAGTAGAACAAGCGCAACTCATGGATTGTATTATGCTTATCCTGGTGGAAATTTTGCATTAGCATCAGAGTATGCTGAATTAGCAATAGCGCAAGTGTCTGCAATAAAGTTATATAATAATTGGAATCATACAAAATTAGGTGGTTTGGTAACTTTACCTTATCAAGCTAATTTTGGTTTTAGCTTCAATGGTGGAAGCACACCTTTAGGACTTGGAAATGCTGTAAATTTTGCTGGTAGCGCACTTGTTAGTAGTGGATTAAGTTTTGCTAACAATGGTACGCAATGCACAATAACATTAAAAGGAATACCAGAAGCATCACAAGCAAATTGGACGGCTTATTTTATAGCAAATGCTCTTATCTGTTTTAAAAAACAACCAAGATACACAAGTGTAGTTAGCACTGTAGGTGGTGATATAATTCTATCTGGATGGACTGGAAGTAGCAGCTTTCCTGAATTAAGAAGAATAGGAAGTCCTACATTTGCTTGGACAAGTGCTAATAATGGCACCTTAACCATCACATTTAATCTAAATGCAGTTAAAAATCAATCGTCTATTTCTGGATTAACAATAGCAGCAGACAACACTTATGCCGCTGGAGCAGGGGGAAGTTATTTTACTTTAACGTCTGGGACTAGTCAAGCTTTTAGTAGTATAAGCATAGGAGATACTGTAAGAGTTAGCTCTGTGAGTCTTCCCAGCAATTTAACACCTTCGATTGTTGTAGATAAATCCTCCAACAATCAATCTGTTACAGTGTCGAAAGGAACTGCTAGTGATGGGATTACTGCTGATCTTAATAACCAAACAGCAGTGTTTAATTATGAGTTTCCTTCAACAACTACCGAAGCGATAACAACAAATACATATACCGATACCTTGGAACAAACAGTTATTGTGACTCACAATGATGCAAATGGTGTTGAATACAGAAATGTACCTGCTGCCTTTACTTACTTATTTGAAGGCGTTGGAGCTGCATATTAATTAAAAGGAGAAACCAATGGGCAAAATCGCAATTAAAACAAACGCAACAGCTGATATATCATCAATACTCCCTGAAGTATTAAGATTTTATGATGCTACAGCTACTTCTACAATTACATTAGCTTCTGGCACTAATAATATAACTAGCTGGGGGGATAGGAGTGTTAATAATGTACCAGCTACACAAACTGTTGGTAGTGAACAGCCAATTTATAATCCTGCTTCTAAAAGCATAAATTTAGTTAATAAATCTTTTCAAATTTATTTTGGAGTTAATGCTTTTAGTGGAATTGTCTATATAGCAGATTCTGTTCATGGTGTGCTTGATTTTAATATCAGTGTTGGCAGTAACAGTACCTTAAATCTTGATGCCCAATCTTCGTTTTTAACAAATCTTATAGGAGTTGTTATTACTTCTAATTTAAACCACAAAAATGTTATAGAAAATTATTTTGGTAGTAAATCTCAAAATTTAAAATATAGTAATGCAGTTGATACATATATTATTAGTGGTAATAATACTTCCTCTTCTTTACTCTGGAACGTAACAACAGTACCATTAATTAATACACGGCAAATAACTATTGGAAGTTTCAGTTTTTTAGGAAAAATAAGATTGTTTCCATATCTTGAAACTACAACAACTATACTTGCTGGTTTTGCTTATCTTTTAACTTCACTAAAAGTATTCCCTCCTATTAATACATCACAAGTGAGTGGAGCGGCATATGCATGGAGTTTTTTACACTATTTAATTGCTTTCCCAGCTTTTGATTCAAGGGATATGAATTCTTTTTATTACTGTTTAATTAGGGCTTATTCCATATCACAATTATCACTAGATAATGTTTTGATATCATTGGCTGCTGGAGTTGCGAATAACATAGGCAAAAGTTTTAGTACAAACGCCGCATATCCAACAATTTTAAATGAGCATTCTGGCAATTATATTAGTAATATTAACCGTCGTCCACCTACTTTTACTGGAACACAAGACAATATACCAACATGGAATAATATTATAAATGAATATAAAAACGGACAAAAAACAGAAACCGTTGCAGAAAATGAATTAATTAATTTAGTAGATGAGTATAACATAAAATGGAAAACATGGGAGCAAGCATTAAGAGACACCAATGAATTATTAAATGGAGTACAATACAACTTTTCAAACGGAACAGTATCAGGGCAAAAAGCATATTATTGGATGGTGGCTAAAAAAAATATATCTATGCCACAATTAACAGCACCAACTACTTTAACAACTGGAGTAACTAGAAGTTATAGATCTAATAGTGGTTTAACTGTTACTAATAGCAATGTAAATGCATGGACTCCAGTAACTGGAACTAGCAATCAAACTAGCAATCAAACAATATCTGGTTTAACAACTCAGACAATAAATGGCATAACATGTGTTATGTTCAGTAACACAAAAACAATTACTTTTAATTCAATAGGTGTTACAAATACTGAAAATTTTGTATACATAGGAACTCTTTATGGATATGTTAAAATAACACCACCCAATGCTACAAACCTAAAAATATCCACAGATACTATTACTGAATTACCAATAATTAGTATTATGGTTACAACTACCGCAGTTAATGAAACTGAAGTATTATTAAGATTAGGATTCTATGGAAGTTTCCAAGAGTTCAATTACACAACTAATAATAACTTAGCTTCTGCCAACATTCAATTAACTGCTGTTTAATATGTATTACAAATTCACAAACAAAGAAGACGCACAAACGGCATTAAATTATATTAATGTCACTTTAGCATCTATGTTTCCACCAGAATTAGTCACGCCAGAAGGCATAATATCTGTAAATGCAGAGACAGGAGAGCCGGATATAAATGCTGCTAAAACTACGACATGGGCGGAGATTAAAGAGTTCAAAGATTTTTACATCTTCCCAGTTCCAACACAGGAAGATGTAGGAGATTTGATATTACCACAGATTATTATGCCTGTGACTTATCAACTAATCTCTAGTGAAGAATTAGAGGAACTATCTAATGATTTCAGCTTTGAACAGATTGCCGCAAACAACCAAGGACAATTCGACTCCATCGAACACTCCATTCCAAATAGCGTAATCAGCTAATTCATCGTCCTCATCATAATCATATCCACCTGGTATTTGATGAGGACAGATATAATTCCCATATTCGTCTATTTCAAAAAAGCTAACTTCTCTACCATATTCAGCAGAACAGTTTGGGCAAATAATATCTACTTCAGATAAGACACCACCAGTAGAACATTTACTAATCCGCATTGTTTTAATATCCATGATATCTTGTGCTTTTGAAGCATGGATAGCAGCAATACAGTAAACACATTTATATCCTTTGTCTTTAATAAAAGATAAGTTTTTGTACATTTTATCTTGACTATATTCTGGCAAGGAGTCATTAGCTAAAAAAGCATCTAAAATAAAACCAGTAGAATTTTCTACATTATCCCAATCATGATTTTTAAGTAAACTTTTACCAATTAATTGCTGTGGCATTTGTTCTAAAACATTGTCATGCCATACTTTGTAATTGCGACTTACCAAATTATCAGATGCTCTTAAAGGAACAATAAACCATTCATCAGCTTCCCATTCTTGTTTTGTCAATGATTTGATTTTATCTAAATCTTCTGGAATAGGAGTTCCCATGTATAAAACACGTTTAGCAGACTTTGTAAGTTCCATAATTTGCAGCATGATTAATCCATCCTTGTCTTGAATTTAATAAATTTAAATCAGGTTTACTAACATTACTAGAATAGTCTTTATGGCATCTACAACGCATTTTACATGCTGTTGCCACACCAATTGATGGGAAGTGTCCAATTAATTGCCAGCCAGATAATGAATAAGCTATGCAATCTGGACAAACATTGTTGTAAGCACCAATTATCCATTTCTCCCATCTAAATCCAGCTTCTTTGTGAGATTCAGCACGTCCTCTTTCATAGAATTTATAGAAAGAATCTCCATACTTGTTGGCTCTGTCTTTTATCTGAGAAGGTGATAAATTGCCATTTTTAATTTCTTGAGAGAAACGACGTAAGTAAGCATATTCCTCAGCTAAGGCTTTACCTACAATGCCTTTGTCTCTAGATTTAAAAATGTACTTGCCTCCTTTGCCTGCTAGATAAGATTGTGTGTCTCCTTTCTTGATAATCTCAGCCATAGTAGATTCCCAAGTACTTACACTGATTTTATTATTTAATAATAATTCAGTTACAGTTTTTATATCAGTTTTTAATCGTTTAATTCCATTTTCTATAATTTCTTGGACATCTGCTCTAGACACAAATTTACCAGCAAAAATACCAGAAGTATATCTAAATCTTTGAGTTTTTGGATCAAACGCAAAATCCATTATGTCTCCTCTGGTAAAATTTCAGCATTGAGTAATCCGGCATAATCTGGATTATTTTCGTCCCAATCTTCAATGTATTTGTCAACATCTTCAGGGAAGATTAAAGCACGTCTTAGTAATGTTTCTAACGGCTCTAAATTTGATTGTTCAGTTGGAATAAAATTAGTTTCCATATGACTCCGGAGATTCTGTAGTTGTTGGAATATCAGTAAGAGAAGCAAACTCACCCATGACTTGTGTGTATTCAGAGTTAGGAGTTAATACCCACTTAGGCCATTTGACATCAAAATGCCTGTTAGCAATGTAAAAATCGTATCCATATCTTAATACCATTTTTAGACAAATCGCCCATCTAACTTGCTCTCCAATCAAGGAACGGACTTCACCAATCAGACGACTATAAGTTAACGCTGGCTGTCCATGAATATCTCTAGATCCTGTGGATTCTGCTAATCCTGGAAATATCCATGCCGGCACTCTAGGAGGAATGCATTGATATCTTAGCTTTAACCAATAATCAATTAAAGGAGCTAATGAATCACCACTTGTTCCAGCAGCTTTCTTGACATCAGAACCAGACAATAAATACAAATTGGTAATAATGCCACTTGCTGACATAGATTCATGACGCTGCATGTAATCTATTCTGTCTTGTTCCGTCTTGTCTTCTGGTAAAATATGCAACCATGGAGTAATGCCCACGTCTCGCGCTGCTGTCTCTAATGCCACAGAACACTCTTTGAATTTACGCCATGTTTCTATAGAAGGAAATCCAATAGAATTGCCATACAATCCTCTAGATTTGTATTTAAAATGCAGTATTTTAACAGGATTGAATTGAATATCATCCTCCGATGGCATGACTCTTGTACGTTGAATATAACTTACTGTTTGATTACTGCTAGTCTTTTCCACAAATACAGAGAAAGTAGGTAAATACTGACTAGAAACAATGTCCCAATCATTATTACCAATTCCTGTTTTACCAATGCCTAATTCAACGAAACTGTCGCCAAACGCTAACGCTTCTATCGCTGCTCTAATTAAGAAATCACCGCCTAATACTAGTTCTTTACCATATCTGTACTCTGATAGCTCTTTGGCTATTTCCAGCACTTCTGGACTAACAACTGTGCCATCACTTAAAGTAGGATTGACATACCAACTACTGACTTGTCCTTCCACTTCCTGGAAGCAATCAGATGCGATAGTATCAATGGAGTGCCTGTATTCATAACTCCAATAATACATCTCCAGAAGTTCGTAAGATATATTCAAATCACCGTGTACCGGACGTATAGGCGTTTCTGGTAAATCGAAATAATTTTTAGTTTGAGTGTGCGGATAAATAACAGATTGCCTAATGCCTTCTAGATTATTAGAGCCTCTAAAAAATTGCCAAAGTTTGCTAAATATTTTTCCGTAATTAACCATACAAAAATGTTATTAAATAATATAATTTTAATTATATGTTACATATACGCAAAACTGTAATATAGAAAATTTTTGGTACAATAATTTTATCCCTCTCTATGCCCTTCTCTTCAACAGGGCTTTCTTTATCTAAATCTGCTTTTACGTCCCGCGATAGTTCCTAGATCTCCCTCTAGGGCAGTGCCTTTGCGTCTTAAAGCAACATCTAATTTAGCAAAAGCAATAGCAAGGCACATAACACAATCGTCATGTCCGTACATAGCTTTTCTACTTTGCAGGGAGAACGCGCCAAATTCTGTTAATCCATCCCAATTGTAGGGGAATATAACTTCTTGTTTTTCTAAAGCTAATGCTAATCTATCTGTATTTTGCACTTTAGATACGTTGGTAGTAGCTACAGTTTCAATTGATAAATTACGCCTCAATTTGGAGATTTCAGCTGCAATAATAGCACCACCTGAATTATGTTCTATTACTGTTAAAACTGGATTATAGGCATCAGATAACTCTAACGTTTTATCTATACAATACAAAGATTGTCTAGAGTTTTCTCTATATTCTGCAACTACTTGATAAGGAGTTTCTGTAATGTCAATAATCAAATATTCCCAATAGTCTGTACCACCAAAATTTGGATCTAAAGCAGCCATATAATATCTATCTTTGTTTGGTAATTGCCAACTACCGACTGCGCATTTAGAGACATATTCATAACTAAATAATGCACCACCTGAGTCAGGAATGCCTAAATTATATTCTCTGTTCAAAGCATCATCTGTTAGCTTGTGTTTCTTCTTAGTTTTCTCTAAGAAGTCAGGTACAGAAGAATATACAGGGTGTGCTTTCCAGTGGATAATAACTTTCGCCCAACCATTGTCATCTATCCACCAATAACATGGCTCTTCTTTCCCCAACTTTATCCGTTGAATTATAGATTCTGCATCTACAGGATTAGCGCTATTGAACATTTGCCAAAATGTCGATAACTTACCTAGTTGTGACATTGTAGTAGCCATTATAGTTCTAGCATTCTCCCCTACCGCTTCTTGAGATGGTGTTGATGAGGCATAAATCTCACTAAAATTGGGAGGGAAAGCAGCTTCATCATAAAAAATATCACTAACAGATTCTAAAGAACGTGTAGCATTATCTGTGGCTGGACGAAACCATATTTTACCAGCATTCTGGAAGTGAATTTCAGTTTTAGATTTAGTTAAAAATTTAAGATCTTTTACATTAGCAGGCATTGATTGAATACGTACAGCAATGTTAGACGACTCTTTTTGTCCCAACGATAGAACAGCAGAAGCATACGCTGGATTTAATAATGCTTTGTGCAAGAACTTAGCAGAAATACATTCTGTTAATCCTAATTGTCTTGTCTTAAAAATCATTATGCCACGGTAGTCATCAATCAAGTCACTAACAACTTTTTGATAATCAAATGGCATAAATGGAATAAATTTATTACCAGAACGTATACGACAACATTCTTCTAAAAAATCTCCATACTTCCTAGGAACTTGGTAAAAATTATCCAGTGAATTAGATCTCCCATCTTGTGTCAAGATATCAATAGTTTTTTGTTTAATTTTTGTTTTATTTTTAGGATTTAACTTGACATTTATCATATAATTAAATGACACCTTTAGTTTTTAACACAAAATGAAATTTTACGTTAACCAAAAAATGCTGGCTAATGCTTTAGGAATGGTTTCTAAAGCCGTCCCAAGTCGTCCCACCCATCCAATATTAGGCACGGTATTGTTAACAGCTAAAGACGACTTGCTTACTATCACTGGATTCGATTTAAGTTTTGGGATAACAGCTAGAATCAATTGTAGCACAGATACAAATGGTTCAATTTGCTTACCAGCAAGTTTGTTGTTAGATACAGTAAATCGTATTCAATTATGCGATTTATCCGTTACTTTGGATGACAGTACAGTAATTATCAAACACAAAACCGGAAAGGTGAAAATCAACGCACTAAGTGCGTCAGAATATCCAGAAATACCAATGGTTCAAGATGAAGATGACAAACTTAAATTACCAGCAGAGTCTTTTTTACAGGGCTTAAAAGCCGTACTGTTCTCCGCATCAACAGATGAGACAAAGCAAATTCTACAAGGAGTAAATATTACTGTCTCTGATTTATTTATCACACTAGCTAGTACAGACGGACATAGATTATCTGTACATAAATTTGCTCATGATAAAGAATTAGAAACAATGGAAGTAACGATTCCAGCTAAAGTCTTAACAGAAATTTCCAGAATTGTTAAGGCTTATGACGAGCTAAGTTTTACTATCAAAGATTACACTGCTTACTTCCAAACAGCAGAAATAACAATAGTAACTAAAATTCTAGAAGGCACATACCCAAGCTACTCAAGACTAATCCCAAAAGAATTTGCAACTTCTGTTATCGCTCCCAAAAAAGACTTTATCGGCGCATTGGAGAGAGTTAGTGTTATGGCTGATAGTCGCAACAATATAGCTAAAGTTGTGTTTGATGCTGGTAATCAAAGATTAGAAATTAGTAGTGAAGAACCACAACTTGGCTCTGCTGTTGATGCTATTGAGTCAGTTCAAATATCTGGCGACTCTGTAACAACTGCATTCAATTTAAAATACCTCCTGGATGGATTAAAATCATTAGATGGGGAGGAAGTATTAATTAAGCTAAATCAGCCGTTAAGTCCAGTAATTTTAACCAATGTAGACGATTTAGACAAGAATATCAGATTGACAATGCCTATTCAATTAAGAAACTAAAAAAAATACCCGCTCTTAAACAAGAGCGGGTAAAAATTAATCTATATCCATTTACTTATGTCTTCTGTGTCTTTCGTATCTTCAGAAGATTCTAATGCATCTGGTAAAGCATCTAGTTTGGTAAGCAATGCCTGAAAATACTTTTGAGGAATATCAGCTCTTGCAAATATACCTCCACAGACTTCTTTAATGACAGAAGACGCAGCTGCTCTCTGAGTATCGTCTGCTTGGAATTTGTCATTTACCAATCCCTTTTTATAGAGCAACTTGTTTAATGTCAAAAGCTGCTCAGGTGTAATTTTTTGATGTTGTGGCGATGGAGACACTCTTTGAGCATGCATTTCAGCAGGGTTAAATATAGCATCCTCATCCTCCTCTATTGAAAGATTTAAAAGACTAGTAAGTAATAGCCTTTTAGCTGAAGTAGTGGCTGCTGCCATCGCTTGAGAGTACGTCTGAATCTCTCTTCCGTCCTTTGTTTTCATAACGGATGGTGTGAGCTTAATAAAACTCTCAATTTTTTGTTCTGACTGGTTATGCATTAAAACCAGTTTTAATGCAGGACTAATGCCTTCCTTGTCTTCATATTCAAAATGAAGAAAGAAAACTGTCAAATCAGCATCTTCTAAACCAGTCTCAATAGCTTGATTTATCGCCTCCATTGAAGCATAGCTAAAATTTTGCCCCTTGTTGCGGCAGTCTTTGACTACCTTTTTAAATTGTTTTTTTGCTTGTTTTAGAGCCGTTAATATTTCTTTCATACTACACCTACACTAATGGTTTCATCTACTATAGTATTTTTTCTAGTAATTGTCAATAGATTATCTGACTTTTTTCTCTTTCTGCAAAGACGTTGCTTGTCTCGCAAATACTCTTTGCCTTCGTTAGTTTTGTACCAACAGCCCCAGCAAATAGGAGCGTGCTTAGAATCAATTTTAAGTCTAGCTCCACACTTACTGCATCTAGACGGCTTATATCCACGCTTGGAACGCTCATAGTAACGTTTTTGAGCTTCCCGCCTTCTTAAGTCTCTTTCTTCTTCTGTCATGAGATACCTGCATTTGTCATTATTTTTTAATTATATTGACAGTAATGCAGGTTTAACAACAGAAGCTACACTGTTGCATCCCAGAAAGATGAAGTGCCTAAGTCACATCGTAAATATGCAGTCTCTCCCATCCTTCCCCATCGATTTTTTAATACTGAAACTTCAAAGCTATAATCTCCTGGATCTTTACTATAATAAGCAGAACGAAACAATCCTAAGATAACGGCTGCCTTTTCCGCGATCTCTCCACTACCACGGATACTAAACAAATCAGGACGTTTGTCCTGTGTAGTAGCGTTACTACGATTAATCTGACAACCAACAAATAGCGGTACTTGATATTTCTTAGAAATATTATCAAGTAGTTGCATCCGTCGTCCTAGCTCAGATGCAGAATCACCATCTTTAGAAACGGGTGGCAATTGCTGTAAATAATCCACAAATACAGCCATCTTCTCACCACGCTGAGCTATCACTTTCCTAATATCTGACTCAATAATTGCCATGCTAGGTGAGCTATTATCGTTCACATACAATGGTAAATCTCCTAACTGTGCAATGCCTTGAACAATTGCATCCCACTTATGATGTTGCTCATTTCTCCCAATCTGCAACAAATCACTAGAATTTATCCCAGTAATGTTTGACAACATTCTCGTTGCAAACTGCTCCTGTGTCATCTCAGGAGTAAAGTACAATGCAGGCAATCCATGCAGCTTCATTAATTGCATTGCCATAGCTAACATAAAAGACGTTTTCCCCATGCCTGTACCGCCAGCTACAAGGTACACGCACGGACGAATGCCTTCTAGTATATTATCAAGTGAATACCAGCCTAAATTAGGCAATTTTTGATGCTCTGAAGTCAAGTAATCAAACACGCTTACAGCAAGTTTATTAGCAGAGTACAGCTGATATCTGTCCCCATGAACTTGCCTTTCTATTTTTAGTAGTTCCTCTTGCATAGATGCCAACAAATCCTGTGGCTCAACAAGCAAGTTGTTGGACTCTTTCTTTGCGAATTCAGCAGCTGACATAATTCGCCTCCTGAGCGATTTGTCCTTAACTATAGATGCTGCTGACTCTGGATTGTAATATGCACTATCCAGAATAGATGCTATTAGCGCTTTTGGCTCTGCCACTAACTTGACAGAGTTTGTGGTTAGGAAATTACTGACTTCCAACAAGTCAATGCGCTTGCCTTGGTTGTTCAAAGTCTTAAATACTTTAAATAGCTTTTTGTAATCCAACACAGAAAAATCTTCTTCCTGTATCTCATACGTCTCAACTATGTCCAAGTTGCCATGCACTAACACATAACTTAGAAGTTCTCTCTCCGACTCCGGAGAATTTATTATCGTAACGTCCATGCTAACACCACGGTAAACACCACCAGCAATCTAACACAATAAAAACACACTGTCAATGGAATTAGGAACCCCACTCATTGAATTTAGCTTTTAAGTCCTCTTTAGCTTTTCTGTTCTTGTAGAGAATGTACTCTTGAGTAGTCATGCCAAGAGATTCAGCTTCTTGTTCTATCTCCCATTGTGCTTGCTTTTCTTTGGCTTCAGCCAATGCCTTCTCTTTCAACTTCTCTTGTTGTAGTTGTTCTAGCTTAATCTGTACTTCCTGATATTCAAGATACTCTTTCCATAAATCAGCAGCTTTATCGGCATCTTTCCTAATCTCAGCGTTGACATTAGCCAAATTAGTATCAGGATAAGATTTTAGCCGTTTCTGTAACAACCACTGAGCAAACTGCTTATCAGGATTTTGGTTATTCATCCAAGCATCTGATGAAACACTTCTACGCGTTCCTTTAAAAATATCTTCTGGACGCGTAATAACTTTACTTAATCCAAGAGCCTTCTCGCCTTGACAAGACGCGGGCGCGGGCGGCACTTGTTTATATTGATCAACGGATAATCTTTCAACATTCTTGTCTTCTTGAGTTTTTACCAAAGAAAGACTTTTTACTTCTTGGACTTCCGACTTTTCCTCAGACTTATTCTGAGTCTTGTCCACAACATCTTTCTTGACATATTTATTTTTTTTCTTTGCATTGATCTCTGTATATGAATCGAGATCAACTTTCTTGCTTTCGGGAAAGCGAGATTGTGATTGTGGCAAATCCCGCCTCACACCAAGTACGGGTGTGAGCGCTCTTGTCTCTTTCTTGTCTTGTAATTCATTAAACAATAATGGGCGCTCTTTAAGAGTGCTTCTATCCACAAAGAACGTGTCTATCCAAAATCTTTCCACCTTGGCATCATTGCGCTCATACCAGGTGATATGCGTTAATTTATTCGTGTAAGAACAGTAAAGATATTCTTTACCGTCTTTAATGAACTTATTCTCTGCATCTTCATACTCTTTTTGGGAGGCGTACTTTATCCCTACTTTGCTAAAAGCAGTCTTAAACTCTGCTTTAGACATCGCTAGTTCTTCTGTCCAAGAGTCGCCTTCTCTATAGTTCTCAGAATTGTTTGGTTCTAAGAACTTCCAAAATGTCTTATACTTGCTAAACCAAAATTCTAACTGTCCTACTAGGATGGCAGCGGTGACAGATCCTAATTTTTTTGATACTTCTGGAGAATATGCAATTACTCTCCCCGGAAAAACAAAACTCATTGTATAATGGATTTATTAGAAAGAATAAATTTATCATAACAGAACCAGCAGTGAAAGGACACTGGTTTTGTTTTTTTTTCAAAAAAATTTTTATACCAAACAAAAAAGCACTTAGCTGATGAGTCTAAGTGCATTGAAGTCGTGTTAGTTGTATTTATTGTTCCGTTTCTGACAATAAATTATCCCATGTTTCGTCGTTAGCTATAACAAAATAGCTAAGTTCCGCATCGTGCATGCAGATTTTGTCTTTTTGTTTGTAGAAAATGTCTTGTCCGATAAACATTGTTGGCAGTACACGAAAGAAGCCATATTGTGTCTGTAAGTCAGGATTACTGCCATCACCAATCAAATCTAACAACGTTTTAATTGCTAGCTGATTTAATTGGAGAGCGCCATTGACTAACTCTCCATTTGTTTTGATTTCAACGTATTGCTGCATTAAGGTATCCAGGTGCCATTGAAGTTTTCCGAAAATCTGTCTAATCTACGCTGTGCTTTTTTCCAAGACTCTTTAGGTGCTTTGATTAAATAAGCATCTTTGTCTTTCTTGAAAGACGCGTTTGGCAATTTACCTGCTTTTGCCAAATTTAAAGCGATGATAGCTAAATCTCTGGTGATGCCAGGACTAGCTTCTTTGAGTTGTTTGTTTTCAATTATTGCGTACATGTCGTCCATACCAAAGTGTTTGCGTTGTCCAAGTAAGTGTATTTAGACAAGTCAATATCTAGCTTGTTTAAAGCGAGTTCAAGGAAAAATTGTTTTAGTTTTTCCTTTTCTTCCTTGAAAGATTGCTCTTTCGTCTTGTTATCGTTGATTTCAGAAAGCTGCTCAAACCACGCTTGATTCTCCCAGCCTCTGTAGTGATTTACGTCAACGTACATACTAGCTGGAGTTTCCAGTAATCTAAAGTAATGGTAGTCATACGTTCCTCTAACGTATGGTAAATCCCATCTAAACTCATTTGGATTGTAATCTAAGCGGAGTTTCATTTTGCTTTGTAGTTGACTGTAAACATGCCTAAGGCAATCCTCTTTGTATTCCAAAAAGAGTACAAAGCTTCTTTCTTTCTTATCCATTGAATAGGCGAAACAAGACTTTGCTATGTTGGATGGATCTGGCACATTCCATCCAAGTTCATAAAATATTTTTGCCCAGATATAGTCTTCTAATGGAGAAAGATTCAATATCGCCATTTGATTCTTGTCCATTAGAATATCAACGACTAATTCAGTGCCAAAGCAATCTACTTTAATCATCCCATCTCCTTTTACAAAAATCTAAGAAACAATCAGATAAGAACCACCCATCAGATGTTTTGATTCTTGGTTCAAATCCGACAAAAGTTGCCATTGAATAATCGCTATTTTCCGCCATTTCTTCTGTAAAGAAAATAGCTTTATCAAAAGTTGTGTGAGAATATTCTGGATATTGTTTAATGAACTGTTCCCACACGTCAGGATTAGCATTTAGCCAATCCTGAATTTTTTTATCGTCAGCAATAAATTGCATAATCTCCTAAAACTTGCCTAATTTTATTTTCTCCCACCACTTGTGCGAGTTTTTCAACTCCATAGAGTTCTATGTAAGTGATGTATTCCTGCTTTTGCTGCTCTTTAGATGCAGGATTTGCTGCTTTCTCTATAAGCATTAAGCAATGAGAGTGAAAACGATTTTCTATTTGTTCAATATCTAGAAAACCAAATTCTTTTTCTTCCAAAGGAGGATGAAGCTGGACTCCATAGATAAAATCTCCCCACTGAGATTTAGTTTCATAAAAAACACACGCATCAAATCTGTCTTTGAGCGCTATGAAAAACTTTCCATTTTTGTGTTTCTTAATGAATTGTTCCCACACATCAGGATTAGCATTTAGCCAATCTTTAAGTTGTAAATCATCATAATTAACAACGTACTTCATATTTTCCTCCATTTATCCCATTCTTCTTGAGGGGCTTCGACATGGTACTTAATGGTGTCAGCATCAAGTACTTCTCTAAATACAACAGCGTCAGGAATAGCTCCAACCAATCCTAGACTCAACACTGCTAACGCAGCGTCTTGGCTGATGTTGTAATTAGAGTCAACTAAATGACTCTTACCTTTGGTTTTTTCTACATTTGCGAAGTAATACATACTTTATCAGTGAACTTTTAATATTTACTATAACTCATTGACAACACTACGTCAAGGGATATATAAAAAATAAAACACTACGTTAATAGTAGTGTTTTACAAAATATTAAACAAGCTGCATAATTGCGTCAATAATACTTGGATTTTCTACAGCTTCTTTTGAGTAGACAAGATGTTCAACCAACAATTGCTTAATAACACTTTCTGGGTTGTCACTTTCCTTTCCTTCCAGCACAAGTGTTATACAATCTTTGTCTAATAGCACTGCTTCACAAGCAAGCATTTCTGATAATAATTCAGAGAATGTTTCCACTTGTTCTAATTCCTCATTGATTCCTAGGAGGAATCTAAACTGTTTAAGAATGTCGATGTATTTATTCATCTTTGAGATTTGGTGCATCGGGATGATTGGTTAGCCATTCTTCAAAAGCAACCCACATTACATTAGACGGCTCAACATTTGCTTTCTGAGCGATATATCTAATTCTGTCAATCAAAGCTTTGGGTAAAGACACCGATAACTTGCCTTTATCAGCAGCACTTACTTTATGCTTTTTGATTGGGTAAACACGAGAATTGTATTCAATCATTTATGTCTGTGCCTATTATTTTAACTTGAAAAGGTAAATCAACAATCTCTTTTTCTTTAATGTGTTTTGCCCATGTTTTAGTATTGGCATTCCACCTAAAACCAGCTTGTTTAGTCAATGTTGCTGGATATGATTCTAGACTTTTAACCAAAACTCTAGGTTCTGCTGCTAATAAGATTTCTTGTTCTAAATTAGCAACTGTATCTAACAACTTACTCAGCAATCTACAGTCATCCAACGCTCTGTGCGTATCTATAACTGGCACATTGTGCGCTATAGCTAAATTGTGCAAGCCGTTAGTCTTGCAGTACTGACTATTTGGAAAGTTTATGTACTGACTATCCACCCACTTTTGGTGAATATTTAACCCAGGAATTTTAGCACAAGCTTGTTTATCAAACTGTGCATTGTGTGCTAATACATAATCACATTCATCCGCCATGTCATTCAAGACAGTGATTATCTGATTATTTGTACCAGCATCAATCAACTCCTGTTGAATTTTGTTGATTTGAACAGCAAAGTTAGGTATAACACTAGATACGATAGTGCTAACTTGACTTATGATTCCTTGCCCTACTAAATAGAAGATACCTGCCACTTCAATAGGAGCATCTTCCTCAGATAATCCTGTTGTCTCTGTGTCAATTATTAAAAGCTTCATGTTACCTCCTGTCAATACGTTTCTTATTGTATATCAATTGCCAAAAAAATACAGCAAAGATCCAACTAAGTCTTTGCTGTAAAAATTTAATTAGTACCTGCTAATATTCTGTACCTTTTCAGTGCATTTGGATAGCCAATATGAGCAGCTTGGTAGTAATCCAACTTGGCTTTTTCTTTGTCAATCCCCTCCATCAATATTGCTCTTTCGTAATATGCTCTGGCATACCACTTGTTGATTTGTAAACAATTATTGATGCAACTCATGCCATCATTAATACTTCCTAATTTGACTAGTATTAGTCCTTTTAGTAGCAAAGCGATTGGGCATCTAGGATTAATTTCCAAGGCATCATTACAATCTTCCAGTCCAGCATTATAGTCAGCTCTTTTGATATAAAGTTCAGCTCTCTCACAATAAAGAGCCGAATTATCTAACTGAATATTGATAGCTGTAGTGTAGTCTTTGATAGCATTATCCAGCTTCTTTAAAGCAGCATAGGATTTAGCTCTTTCACGTAATAAATCAACACTTTTTTCAGTAGCAAGGGCATCTGAATAGTGTTTGATAGCAGTTTTATGATCTCCATCATGAACTGCTAAAACTCCTAATTGTTTGCTGTTATTTTTCACTTTGACTCTGGTAAAAGACATTTGTCTGAATCACATGGGGCAGGGCCTGATTGTTCATCAAACCCATTGTCATACTTATGCAAAGCATCTAAGAAAGAATCATTAGTTCTTCTTTGATTTACTTCTTCTACCAACTGCAAGTATTTGTCCTTGCTAATAGGCTCAAAAGGCAATCTAGGATAAGACTGGAAATCATCAAAGCGACTAAGGATAGCAGCAGAAATATACCCGTCATTGTTCTTGATTGAGTCATATATAGCTCTACTTAAAGCACCAATTTCGTTCTGGCGTAGTTCAAGTGTGGCTGAAGTATTATGAGTTGTGTAATACTTCTGCACTTGCATATAAAAGTCAAACTGTGCCAACACCGAGAATTTAGAAATATCAACATCAACTCCTGGTAGATTTGCCCAAGATACTGCTACTGGTATTTCTACTAACCATTCTGTGCAACGTTCATCAAAAGGATTGTCTAATAAGTTACCATTTTCATCTTTATCTGATTGTGATGGAACTACGTTATATCCAAAGTCTATACATGCCAATGCTACTGGATCGTTCTTACGGAAAGTAATCCGACGGATAAATTGTTGTGCTTTGGGAGGATGCCAACCAGGAGAAGCGCCAGTTAGCAAAGACTTTGTGTTATGTGATTTAATCGCTCCTTGCCAATACCATGAATCATTATCGTCTTCTCCCTGCACCGCAAAGTCATAGCTGTAGTCAGGAGTTTGCTCCCATACTACAGATTCAATGAGATATGGATCAAATTTATAACTTCTCTTGAGTGAAGGAATAGGACGAATCTCAGCTTTTTGACTATTTTCGTTTAGATAATCTAAAGCATCAGGTTTAGATAACATGCGGCTTAAACATAAACCCCACATATTTTTCTGTGCTTGGTTGTTCTCCCCTTCAGTGTTATGGAATATGGAGAAGCACAATCCTACAGCTTCACCTATTTGTTGAAGGTTTCTAATGAACTCTTCACTAGCGCTGTCAATGGACATTGAGCCATTAACTCTAATGCATCCATCAGTGTCAATCAATCCACAGAAGAACGATAGAATACTTTGCTTGGAGGAACAACGAATAGCTAATGGTATTCTGTCAAGATTTAGACTTTTCTCTGTTTTAGCTATTCCATTCAATTGCAACCAATCATAAAGCTGAACACTAGAAATGCTTAATTCATAAGCTTCTCTGCCAGAGTATTTGTTGATTCTCCCATTTAAAACAAACAGATTTTGTGCTATTTGTTGTAGTCTTTCTAGCAATTTATAACTATTACTAGAAAACCTAATACGATGTCCAGTTGCACTTAAACATCCATTTCCAAATAATGCTCCAATAAAATAAGCTAAGTCAGGAGACATTATCTTGGGCGTTTTAATGATAGTTGCTGTGATGCCACCACGATTATGCCCAGACTCTAATTGTTTTGCTTCTCTTGTATAGCTAAATTGATCTATATCAAGTAGTGAAGTCTCTTGGCTGTTTTGATATTCTCCAAGACTAAAATCAATCTTCATTCCAGGAGTCATGTCAGACGCATAAATCCAGTTTCCATCAATAGAAAGACGATGGTTTGGAGTCATACGTAAAACACGTCCATTGTTCAGAGTGACTTTAATTAATTGCAATGGTTGATTAGCAATTCCTGTGGTGACAGACACTCCTTCACGAACACTTAGTTTTAAGCCAGTAACTTCACCATTACCAGGTGCTATTAATTCATCCGCATAAAGTAAGCCTTGATCAAAAATTCTTAATGCAGTGCGATCTAGACACCCACTGGGCTGAACAGTAGTACAACGATTAGGACGTTTAAGATTGTGTTTATCACAATATTCCCAAACAGTTTGATGTACTATGTCTTTCCATCTAGATAAATACTCCTGTTCTTTTTGTTTAAATATCCTACCTTGCTCATTGTCTTCTCTCTCTTGTTGCCACCAGTGAAGCCATTCTGCTCCAAAAGCATGAACAAAAAAGTCAAATAATCCGGTGAAGGAAACACCAACAATAGGATCTAACTCTCTAGATTCTTGATAAATAGGCTCGGTGAATCTATGGTGAAGCAATGCAGCTACTGAGAGTGAAGCTGCTCTAAAAGCATCTTCTTGTTCTTTGTAGTCAGTAGGATTGAGCTGATTTAAGTGTATTTCTGACAAATTGCAATTTCCAGTCAACGTGTTTCCAAATACACCTTCATGATATTGTGGTTCATTAAAACA